AATGCCTAAGCACTCCAAGGAAGGCACGGCGGCAATTCACCGCCCCGTGATGCGCCTTCCATGCAATGCTCATTTTTTGAATGCCATGTAGACCATTGTCAGATTGCAGACAATAACGACAGCCAAGCATCCAACAGTAATCCAGACAATCATTTTAATATCCCGGTTTCTTTTTCTTCTTTTTCTTTGCCACAGATTTTCCTTTCTTGGTTTCAATAAATTTAAAACCTAGCCAAGTTCCCCAACCCTGCCCCATTTTGCCGAGATCGCGGGGGGCTACTTTTCGCAGAGCTGTCGTCATTTTTTTACGCAGCCCTCCCTTCTCTTCGTTCCGCTTCAACCAACGCCTTGTAAAGAGGCTCAAGCGCGTCGGCTTTTCGATAGTTTGGCATTTTCTCGTCGGCGCGAATCGCGTCGATCTTTGCTCTGATTGCATCAACACTATCTTCGCCCATTGGTGCTCCTCCATCACTATGATCTTCTTGAGTCAATCCGGCAAGCACTTCGTAAAGGCTCTTGCCGAGGGGATGAGAGTTGAACGGATAAATCTTACCCGTTGGCTTGCCGTTCTCATCGACCTCGAAAACGCGCAGCCGTTCGGCGAGCTTGCCGATTGCAGGGTGATCTTCGCTTAATGCTTTCATGGCCGAAGTGACGCGGCTATTGACTGTCTCATAATCGGCGCCCATGAGTTGCTTGAACTCTCCCTCTGCCGCATCCGAGGTGAGAAACATATTTTTGTAGGCGGCAGTTCGCTGCGCATCGAACTTCATTACCGCCTCAACCTGTTTGGGCGTCATTTTGTTGGCGAGCGCAACGTCCTTGATAAACGAGTCGGTAACGGCCTTGTCCTGCGCGTAGCCTTCGATGGTCGGGAGTTTATAGTCCTCAACCTTTGACGGCGGCAGGTCGATGATCCCGCGGGCGGCGAGCTTCGGCAGGTGTTCACCCTTCCACTTCTCCAAGTCCTCCGGTGCGGCTTTCTCATCGGGGATAGCGATGGAGCGGCCCTGCATCTTTTGAATCTCGACATAGCTTTTTGCTATGCCGCCCACATCGTCAAACTTCTGCCAACTTGCATCCTGTCTGATCTCTTCGGGAAAACTATTTACTACTTCCTCAGATAACGGCATTAGACATTTGCTCCCTTCGCTCTCGCCTTACTCAACGCTATGGCAACCAACATTTTCTCCTTGGCCTTGCCCCTTTTGGATTTGGGCACGGTGCGGGGGATGTTGTGATGAACCTCTTTCATAGCGTGCTCGACAAGCGAGCGTGATTTATTTTTCATCGACGTTTTGGACTATCTTGGCTTGTTCTTTACGATTATCGGCCCAACCTAAAATTTCCCTTGCCATCTGGCGGCGCCCCGCGTCTTCACCGTAAACAATCTCATACTTGAGCCAATTCCTTGCGTCCTCGCCAATCGGCGCAAAGGCCCGGCTGATCTCGGTCAGGTCAAGATCATAGTCCAGTTCAATGTCAATATCAGGCCGCTTGCGCCGTGCCATTTTGTTGCCCATTCTTCATCGCCGTTACCATCGGCGCTGCATTCTTCATCGACTGCGTAACCGACTCAGCCATTGCCAACTTCTGCTGCATCTCAGCCAGTTGGTCCTTTAGCTGGCGTATCTGATCGGTCTGTTTTGGATCGTTTAATAGGTGTTGAACGCCACGAATCTCAGCATCCATGCGGGCGAATTTGTCGATATTCGGGATATCCAGCGCCTCGGGATGAGCCGCCGCCATACCCTGTATATCGCGCAGGTATTCGAGCATGGATTGAATTTCCTCTTGACGTTGGCTCTTGGCGAGCGGCCCTTCATAGCTTATGTCGAGCTGGCCGCCGTACTTTTTATCTTCTTTTAAAACTTCTGGCGTGTCGGGGAATTGGTTGGTGCGGTAATTGATTGCAAAGTTGGTGTCGATAATGTCGCGTAGCCCCTCGGTCTGTAACCGCCCGCCCGTGGGCGCCATTATCATGTGAACCAACTCAAGGCGTTTGCCGTATTCAAAAGCGGTCTGTTCCTTGACCGGGGAAGCCTCGACGCCTATCAGTTGGCGGATATGCTCGACAAAGGCAATCTCTCTTATCTGCTGGCGCAAGTCATTCACGTTCCACTCATAGGTTGCGTTACGGTTACGGTGCTCCATTGCCGCCCGCCCGATGCCCGTTTTTTCCAACCTGCGAAGCACGTTTTTCGCGCCCGGCGTGTGTGCATAGTCGCCGATGATATTATTCATTTCGGTGTCAACAGGCGGATTGAGTGAAATGTCCAACTCCATGAACCCGCGCATGATGATACCGTTGAGCGTCTTTACATGCGGCAACATCAACTCGCCCAATCCCCGGCCCATGACCTCGCCCGCAATGACGTTGTAACGCGCTATGGCAAACGGCTTTTCCATGTAGCCGCTTTCCTCTAGCGCCGGGCCGCGCTTATTATTTTTCTCAAACCAGCACGAGGCGTAGGGCATTTCCTTGGGCGTCGATAATTTCTTGTAGGCAACCAAATCCCGCGGCGTGATCGAATGAAGGATGCGCACGTTTTGAAAGGGCTTGGTTTTGGCGAGCCTTTGCAGGCCATCGGAGCACTTATCGCCCCAGCGCGTAAAGCACTTCTGCGCCGACATATCGACCTCGCGGATCAACCCTTCCGGTCTTTTGTCGAGTCCCTCGAAGTACACATAAGAGCCGAAGCCAACAGGCGTAAAAACGAGTCTGCCAGGATAGCGCGGATTCGGTTGTAATCGTTCCTGCAAAACACATAGGTTGCCGAAGGCGAGCCAATCCTGGATAAGCTCAATCGGTGTGGCATAGAAGTTACTCTGCCTAAATGACGCAAACTGAACGCGCCGGCATTGTTGAAGGTACTGCGCAACATCCGCCTCATCGTTCAAGTCCTCATTTCTCGCCTTGATGTCGAACCATGTCATTGCCTCGTTAAAAAGGGCACCGACAAGGAACGACGAAACGAGAAACAGGGCGTTGATGCCGGTAGAGTCGTAAATCTTTACCGTCTTTCGCTCGCCGGGCGCGTTATCGCTTGTAACCCCGCGATGAGACGGCATGAGATAGTCAACGATCTCCTGCCCGGTATTAAAGAAGTTCGCGTTCTGGCTGCGCAGTTGATCGTACCAGTTTACTATGTCTGTGCCGAGTGACATTAGCTTCCGCCCACCTGCCCAAGTTTCTGAGGCGTGAGTATGGTTCCCTGCCGTCCGGTAGCGGCTGCGCGTTGCTGGCGCTGCTGGCTCAGGGCTGCGGGACTGAGACCCGTTTTAGGCTGTTCCGGCGTGTCGGGCTTGGATACCGCCGAGGCAATGCCTGTTCCCAAACTTACTGCTGCTGCGATACCGCCTATGATTGCTTCGATTCCCATGATCGCCTCCTACATCAGACCCGGCTGAATGTTACAGATAATCTTGCCGCTACGCATCGACTCATCCATTTCGGTCACAACTCCATAGCGGCAAAGCATGTAAATAAATGCGTCCCCTAGATCCTCATACGGATGATTGGGTTTCTTCGGCTTATCAGACTTGAGCCCGCCCGTGTGGGACTTGGCGTAGTACCAACGCCCGTCAAGGGCGCGTATCAAGTCGGTGGTAAACGGGTTGTCCTCAATGACGCAATTTCGTCTTTGAAAGATTCTGACAACCGCGTCCTTACGCACTTCCCAAATAGTCGGCCCCATCTCGAACCAGCCGCCGCCTAGAGATTCCTGAATAGCGAGCAGCGCGGCGTTTTCGATGTCGGCTTCGCTGCCCTTCGGATCTCCAATGTCGCCCTGTGATGGATCATGCCCGATCATCGCGTTATCGTCGGGACTCTTTAGAACCCACGGGGCAAAGCGGGCAAGATACGGCCGCACTAAATCCTCCATGAGCTGACGCATACCCGCGTTAATCATGTAGAGCGCGGCCTTGATACGGAGCACGCCCTTGATCGGTTGGGCAATAACGCATGTCGGCGTATGGCCGAAGTCAAAGCCAAAATATAAAGGCTCGCCGGGCACAAAGGGCACAGTCTGCTTGGTAGTAAACGCCTCGCGGGTAAATCCGGCTGCCACCTGATCGCCAAGCATGACAACGCCCGGCTGACCGAGGATAAGGCGTCTTAGCAGGTCGGGCCTATCTTGAAGCGCACGCGCCCAACTCAACCGATCCTCTTCGCTTGCCCGCTCGCCCACCGGCACTCTGAAATGAACCCGCCCCTCATGGACGCCCATGCAGTTAACCGGCGGTGTGCCTTCGGGATATTGATTAAGCTCAACCGGCAAGGGCTGATCTATGGCTTGAAACAGTTGCTTGAGTTTGTCGGGGTGAGTGAAAACGATATTGCTCGATGGCTTCCACCGCTCCCACGTCCAGTGATCCTCATCGGGATAGTTCTCGGTCGCCACCTTCACATTAAAATGTGACGGCATACGGCAGGATGTAATACCCAGCATC